TTAGTAATCCAGACAGAGATAATTTACATACGATTGATACAAGAGGTATAAACATTACCTGTTATCCACCTAAAACATTAATTACTACTGAATTAGTAGATGGAGAACCTGTAGAACCTATTGAAGAGGATTTATTTGGTGGTTATGGAAGATCTGAAAAATTTGATGAACTGGGTATAAATTTCTGGGTATATGATCGTTATAAACGATCTGATCATTTTGGTAAGATGCAGAAGTGTCTTGATGATGTATATGAAGATGGTGGAATATCTGATAATGGGAAGGTATCCAGTAAAGCACCCACTAAACAGGATTATATAGGTATTTCTTTATTAAAGATGGCGAGATATAAGTGGAAAGAATTGGAACTTCGTGCTTGGTATGATTCTATAGAACATGCCCTTAGTCCAGATCAGATTTCTTCTTACATCAAGGATGCTATCCGCATACAAACTGCTCAAGGTCGTATTGATTGGAAAGATCAAAAGTATGTTAAGCAACAGGCCAAAACTCAGAAACTTGGTAAGTTAATACCACTCAACACTGATGGTGCTGAAGATGGAAACCGCCAAAGATTGGAGCGTATTCTTATTCCTGCAATGAAAGAATACTTGAAAACACATGAAACTCAAGCACTCTGCTTACATAACACCAAAGTTTCTAACCATCAAGATTATGATGATGCTAATGAAGCAATGATTGATTTACTTAAAGAGGACTTGAAGTTAATTGTAAGCTTTGTGGATGCTTGGAGAGTATTCAAAACAGAACCAATCGCAATAACACATAGGGTTACTGAGAAAATCGGTGAAGATGAAATTATTGGAGAAATAGTTGAGATTTGATCGGTTTACCGTAATTCATACATAACCGAACATGATTTGGGGGGGTTCACCACCCCTCTTTTTTTTGTCTTGTTGTATAATTAGTAGTGTCGCCGTAAGGGACAAAATTACACTCGCTTATTTAAGGAGAACCATGACAAACATCTACAGAGCTAAGGATTTAGCAGAACTATTTGATAAAATAACAACAAATAGTATTGGTTTAGATAGAACCATACAAAATTTTTGGGAAAGCACAAACGCAACATACCCACCATTTAATATTATTCAACAAAATAATCACGAATCTACTTTAGAGATTGCACTTGCAGGATTTAAAAAGAAAGAAGTCAAAGTTTACACGGAACACGGTAAACTCGTTGTAGAGGGAAAGAAAGACGAAAAGAAAGAAAATGAGTATGTTCATCGTGGCATGGCTCAAAGATCATTTAAAAGAGAATGGCAACTCACTGATGATATAGAAATCAAAGAGGTTGTATTTGAAGATGGTCTTCTTTCGGTAAACGTTGGTAAGGTAGTTCCAGAGCATCATGCTCGTAAAGATTACCTCTAAATAAACATGAGTTCGAGATGGAACTTGGGGATCTTGACGATCCCCTTTTTTATGTTATAATTATATGAGGACACAAAACTAAATGACGGTAAAAATATTACTTTTGAAATCAGGTGAAGATGTTATTGCTGATGTTCAAGAGATGGTATCTGAAGAAAAAGTCATTGGATATTTTCTTACTAAACCAGTTGTGGTTAAGTTAATACCAAAAAAATCTAATGATGAAAAGAAAGAAACATCAATATCAATGTTTCCGTGGATGCCTCTTGCAAAAGAAAAAGCAATACCACTACCAACTGACTGGGTAGTTACGATGGTAACACCCATTGATAAAATTGAACAAATGTATAAGGAGGATGTATTAAATGGAGAAACCACCGATCAAACTGATAGTTCTGGTGAATCAACAAAAGTTGGTTTCACAGATTGAAGAGATAGGAGCAGATATTGGTCAACCAGATTGTAAATTAACAGAACCATTTGTTGTTGGAGAGAATAATACTTTATCTCCTTGGTTGGTTGAATCTACCAATCAAAATGTTTTTATGCTATCATCAGATAAGATCTTAACACTTATTGATCCCAAACCTACTTTACTTGAAAAATACGAAGATCTTCTTAAATGAATCCACTTTCTGAATTACTTGGAATGGAAGATGAGTGTTCAACTCGAAAGTGTAGAAGGTGTGAAGTTTTCAAACCTATTCACGCTTTTGAAATCAACTCTTACGGTTCACAAAAATTTCATCGCAAAATTTGTAAAGAATGTAGAGGCACTCAAATAAATTCTAAAAAAGTTGCTATAATAAAGAAATGGGGAACCACTAAATTAATCAAACCACCAGAAGGAACTCTCTGCGAATGTTGCAATGTTCCTATGATATATGGACAAAAAAGTATGAATAGCATGTGTTTCGATCATGATCCGGTAAAAGAGAAGTTTCGAGGTTGGATATGTAAGAAATGTAATACAGTTATAGGTTTTCTCGGAGATGATATAGATGGAACTAAAAAATTAGTTATGTATCTTGAGGAACGACAATGAAATTTTATACTAATGTTCAGTTAATTGGTAATCAATTTCTGGTTCGCGGTGTTGAGAATGGGAAGAGATACGCACATAGAGATGAGTTCTTTCCCACTCTCTTCGTTAGATCAAAAAAGAAAACAAAGTATAGAACATTGAATGGTGTTCCAGTTGATGCCGTCAAACCCGGAACTGTAAGAGAATGTCGTGATTTTTACAAGAAGTATGATGAAGTAGAAGGATTTGATATCTATGGAAATGATCGTTATATCTATCAATACATATCTGAAAAATATCCAGAGGATGAAGTTAAGTTTGATATTAGTCAGATAAAATTAGTCACACTTGATATTGAGGTATCATCAGAACAAGGCTTCCCTGATGTTGAATCTTGTAGTGAAGAGATACTTGCAATTACAATTCAAGATTATACAACAAAACAAATTATTACTTGGGGTGTAAAACCTTTTAACAATAAACAAAAGAATGTTACATATCATTGTTGTCATACCGAAGAACAATTATTAAGATCATTCATAGAATATTGGATGCAAGACGTTCCTGATGTGATTACAGGATGGAACATACAGTTATATGATATTCCTTATATTTGTAAGAGAATTGATCGTGTTATAGGTGAAAAACTAATGAAACGCATGTCACCTTGGGGTCTTGTATCTGAAGGTGAAGTTTTTATTAATGGTCGTAAACATACAACCTTTGATGTTGGTGGTGTGACACAACTTGATTATCTTGATCTATACAAGAAGTTTACTTACAAAGCACAAGAATCGTATCGATTAGATTATATTGCAAAGGTAGAACTTGGTCAGCAGAAACTTGATCACTCAGAGTTTGATACCTTCAAAGATTTCTACACAAAAGGTTGGCAGAAGTTTATTGAATATAATATCATTGACGTAGAACTTGTTGACCGTTTGGAAGACAAGATGAAACTGATTGAACTTGCATTGACGATGGCCTATGATGCCAAAGTAAATTACAACGATGTGTTTTATCAGGTGAGAATGTGGGATACTATTATCTACAACTATCTCAAGAAACGTAACATTGTAATCCCCCCAAAGAATAGATCATCAAAATCAGAAAAATACGCAGGAGCATATGTCAAAGAACCGATTCCGGGAAAGTATGATTGGGTGGTTAGTTTTGACCTCAACAGTCTGTATCCTCATCTTATTATGCAATATAATATTTCCCCAGAAACCATCATCGATCAGAAACACCCAACAGTCACCGTTGATAAAATTTTATCTGAAGAAATAACATTTGAAATGTATCAGGATAATGCTGTATGTGCAAATGGTGCAATGTATCGTAAGGATGTTCGTGGGTTTTTACCAGAACTCATGGATAAGATGTATGGAGATCGCGTGGTCTTCAAAAAGAAAATGATTGAGGCAAAGAAAGCATATGAAAAAACACCCACAAAGACATTGGAGAAAGAGATCGCAAGATGTAACAATATCCAAATGGCGAAAAAAATATCTCTCAACAGTGCTTATGGTGCTATTGGGAATCAGTATTTCCGTTATTATAAATTAGCAAATGCTGAAGCGATTACCTTATCAGGGCAAGTCTCTATTCGTTGGATAGAGAACAAGATGAACAAACATCTAAACAATATTTTAAAAACGGAGGACGTTGATTATGTTATTGCTAGTGATACTGATTCTATCTATCTCAATCTGGGGCCTTTGGTTGAACGTGTATACGAGGGCAGAGAGAAAACTAATGCGAGCGTTGTCACGTTCATTAATAAGATCTGTGAGATGGAATTTGAACCTTATATTGAGAGTTCTTACCAAACGTTGGCGAACTATGTAAACGCATACGATCAAAAGATGCAGATGAAACGAGAGAACATTGCCGATCGTGGAATCTGGACTGCAAAGAAAAGATACATCTTAAATGTATGGGATAGTGAAGGTGTAAGATATGATGAACCTAAACTAAAGATGATGGGTATCGAAGCAGTCAAATCATCTACTCCTGCCCCTTGTCGTAAAATGATTAAGGATGCTTTATCAATCATGATGAATGGCACAGAAGAAGATATGATTGATTATATTGATGCTTGTCGTAAGGAATTCAAAACATTACCACCAGAAGAAATAGCATTTCCTCGCACAGCATCGAATGTAGATAAGTATCGGGCACATTCTACGATATACTCAAAGGGAACTCCCATACATATACGTGGTGCATTATTGTTTAATCATCATGTGAAAAAACACAAGTTGGATAATAAATATTCACTTATTCAAAATGGTGAAAAAATTAAATTCTGTTACTTGAAAAAACCAAATATTATTCACGAAAATATCATATCATTTATCCAAGATTTTCCTCGTGAAATTGGTCTTGATAAGTATATTGATTATGATCTACAATTTGACAAATCATTCTTGGAACCACTCAAAATCATTCTCGATGCGATTGGGTGGAATGTAGAAAAAACTGTAAACCTCGAA